ATTTGTGCCTTTGGAATACATGCTTCTTTTCATCATGCCACCACCCATGGCGCCACGTCTATTTGCTACTTTACTATATCTTGGATTTGCCATTATTTTCCACCGAACTTTCTATTTTTTCTAGATACTATTGGAGATTGAAATTTAAAATTTTTCTTAAATGTATCTGTAACATTTTTTGCTGCTCCAACTGGAGTTCCAGCTAATATAACTTTACCTACTACTTTAGCAGCATCTTTAACTTTCATATTTCCAACTTTATTTAGTTTGTCTTTGATTGTATTTTTTTTTGGTTTTTTAATAGGTTCAATAGCTTTAGTTCTTCTTTCCATCTTTTTATCTTGAGGTTTGTTTTTCTCTGATTTTATTTTTTTAATTTCTTCCTGTTTTCTTTTTCTTAGAGCTATATCGGATATCCTTCTTTTCATTGCAGGGGACATATTTTTATTAGGATTTCTATCCAGCATATCTTTTGATTTTGGTTTTTCTGAACCCTTATCAAACATTTTTCTTATTTGTGGGTTAAAGTTTTTATTTGCCATTATTTTTTTACTCCTTTAAATATTTGTGTTCCTTTTATACCATAAATACTTGCTACTACAAGTATCCATAAATTAGTAAACCATTTTGGAAGTTCCGAAAACATCTCGAAAAACAGTTTTACCTTATCCATTGCAGTTGGATCGTCCGATACCACTGCCCAAGCTAAAATTGCTATAGGTAAACTGAGGATTACCAATACCGCCTCGTCCTTCCAGTCCGAATCTCTTGATTCTAATAGTTTGCCTTGGTAAGCTTCTTCTCCAGAAGCCATACGAGATGCATGCATAAGCTGTGCATCAGACATTGCCATCTTCGTCTTCTGACGGTTAGCGTAAATTTTACTACCAGCAGAAACGGCTAATTTAATTGCCGAGAACCACATACTAGTACCACTTAGCTTTTCTATTTTTCTCTTTTAAAATTTTTCCTTGACCTTGAACTTCTTGTTCTTGTGTTTCAGTTGGATTTGTAGTTTCTATTTCAATTCCACCTTTAACATAACCATCTTTGTTCGTAAACATTTCTTGGTTAAGGTCTTTTTTGTTTTTTTCTGCCATATTAGCTCCTTTGTTATTTACTTTACTCTTTTTTTAAAAAATTGTCACCTTTTTACTGGACTAGGAATTGTTTTTGACAAGATTGTCTTCTCAATTGACGTATCAGCTCTTAAATTTGCCAATTCTTCGTTTTGTTCAAGCTTTTCGTCCTGATTTTGTTGATTCATCATTGCTCTCATCTTATCAAGATTGATTCTTTCTTCGCCTTCGTCTTTTTTACGTTGATTTTCTTGTGCTTGAAGGTCTAATTCTCTTGCTCTTAGTTTAGCAATAGGGTCATTGTCAAATTGAGATGTAACTTTTTTCTCTTCTTTAGTAAATTCTTCCATCATATCAGCAATCAGTTGTGCTTTTCTTCCTTCAATCTTTTCAGATATCATTTTCATTTGCATTTGAATCTGTGGATTTTGCATTGCTTGTGGGTTCTGCTGCATTGCCATAAGTTGTTGCATCTCTTGTCTAAATTCTACTTCAACTTGTTCTTGTGCCATTAATGAAATGTGTTCAAAACAATTTTTTTCTAATGAAGCCATAATCATTGGATTGTTTCTAGCTAAATTACTTGCCATAAAATTTAAATGCGAAGTCATATGTGCTCTATGATCTTGACCAGGGAAAGCTTGGAAGGGTTTCCCAGCAAGAGCATCAATGTGCTCTAAAGCTGGGTCCTTCGGTGTGGGAACTTGTGGTTTTTTTAAAAGTTTATCAATATCTTTAACACCTAATGCTTCATACATACTTCTATATGCTTCATACAAATTATGTATTTGAGGATTAGATTGAGCCAGCTGCAGTTCCGACTGTGCGAGGGAAATACGCTGTGTCTGTGAGAAAATATTGGGATCTGCAACTGGTAATATATCTACTCTGTCGTCAAAGTCAGTTTGTTTAATCGTTCTTTGACCACCAACAACATCGTAAGGATATTCTTGGGGTAGATATAACTTAAAAACTCTAGACATTAATTTAAATTCTTGTTTTAGGGCTGCATAAATTCTTTTGTGAATTGCAGACATTGTTCTGCTACCTCTTTCAAGCAACGCAACTGTCGTACCCACTGCGGCTCCTTGATTACCCTCACCTACTTGCAAGTCTGCTATTGAAGCAAATCTTTGACCTGCTTGTACTACGACGCCCATAAGTGCTAAGAGTGTTTGTGATGGTTCTTTAAAAGGAAGCATCATAAATGCATCTCTAATATTTCCGCCTGGTGCGTCTACGTCTCTAAACTCTCCAGGTTGTATAGATTGTGCATCATCTCTAATTCTAATTCCTCTTTGTTTAAATCCAGCTGGTAAATTAGATAATGTTCCTGCATCTAAAAGCTGTCTTAAAGCTGAAGTCGCTGTTCTTGAAAGTCCGCCTATCATATGGATAAGACCAAAACCGTAAAAACCTAAACCTGGTAAAAATTTGAAATGCACAAAGTAATCTATTTTTTTCTTTAATGGATCACCTACTTCGTAGTTTCTTTTGATTGATAATACTTCTCTAGAATTTTCTTCTACAGTTACAACATACGGAAGTTTAATACCTGTTGGTTCTCCGTCTTCTCCAACATCTTCGAAACCTTCAAGATCTAAATTAACATGACATTCTAATAAATTAAATACGTCTTCTTCTCTGCCTTTAGTTTGTCCTTCAAGTTCTCGTTCTTTTCTTTCAACATCAGTTTCATTTACAAGTCCGGGTTTTAATTCTATGTCTCTATAGAAACCTGCAACTTGTTGTTTTCTTAATTCATTTTCAGAGATCTGTACTTTATGCATGATTGATTCCGCATCGTCTAATGAGGTAGCTGTATACGGAACAATTAAATCATCTGCAGGAACAAACTTAGAGCAAGCCATTGAGGTTGCTTCATCGTAATATACTTTTTTAAAAGCAGATCCTGCTAATGGTAAATGAAATAATAATGAATCAAAATCAGGTTCATAGTCTTTCATTTTTTCCATTATTTGGTAATTCATAAAATCTTTTACTCTTTGAGATTGTTGCTCTTTCTCTGGAGTTGGTGCTCCTAAAACTTGTGTTCTAACTGGGCCTGATGCTGGTAATAATTCTTTATAAGCTAATGATTGAAATTGTGTAACAGCTTCTGCTAATACAGGATGTGTTGCGCCAGATGCACCTTGAAAAGGTTCTGTTCTTTGATCGTATTTAAAACCTAATAAATCTAAACCTTCTCTGTAACATCTTTCCCATTCTTTTCTAGAATTTTTATAGTCTTGGTAGTTTTGAAAAAGTGTGGAACCTAAAGGTCCTAATACATCATCAGGTAAATGTTCTGCTAAATTGTCGTAATGATTTTGTCCACCGTCAACAGATGCTATTGCAGGATCGTAATTAATATCTACTGATCCATCTTCGTTCTCTGTAATATCTACAGGATTACCTTGTTCATCAACTTCTTGCTGTTTTTCTTGTTCAGCAATTTCAATTTCTTCAGGTGATGGAACGTTTAACGTTTGCTCTACGTTCGGTAGGTCCTTGTCTATGTCTGCCATTTATTTTCTCCAGTTTTACAGGTTTAACAGTATTATAATCAATAAGCAACCCCTGAGGGTTGGGTCCTTTTTTAGGAGGTATTGTGGTTGTTAGTTTAGTTTTCAATAAAACCACCTTCGGCCGCTCCGACCATCATCTCATCATCTTTTGCTTGAGCTTCTATGTCTTCTTGTAATCTCTCTTCGTCTGTTAATTTTTGTCGTCTTTTTATTTCTTTATAAACATCATATCCCGCTCCTCCAGCTATGGTTGCTAATCCAACTGGTGTAAATGCTCTTACAGCTTTTCCAAAAGGATTCATAGCAGCTCTTCCGATTGTAGATAAAATACCTTGACCACCTTTTGATGCTACTGCTCCTAAAACTTCAGGTGCTAACAAACTTGCCCCTGCTAATTTTATATTTGGATCCTCTTGAATTTTATAGTTTCTTGGATTAAGTCTATCAATCACTGATGCATCTTCAGGTTTTTCATAATCTAAAAGTTCAGAGCCAGCAAATCCTGCTGCTATAGTTGGAGATGCTCCTACTTTAAAAATTCCTTTTAAAAGATTTTTTCCGGAACGTCTTAAACCTTTAAGTAGATCAGTTTTTGTTGCTTTAGATCCAATTGTTGCAGCTGTTGTAAGACCTGCTGCACCTGCTGCTTTTTCTCCTGTAGTAAATGCTTTTTCTACTATTGGAGCATTAGCTGTTGATGCAGTTTGTTCATATTCTCTATCAACAATTCCCGTACCTTTTAAAAAATTTTCTCCGTATTTATAAGCACCTACAGCTATGATTGGACCAGTCAATACTCTCATAGCAATTTTAGAAGTAGGATTTTTAAATGCTTTTTTTAATGTACCAATTAATTCAGGAGTTTTTTTCTGAGCGTATTTTAAAATAGCTTCTCTAGATTTTTTATTTGATAAAATTTGTTTAAAATCATTAGGAACAAAACCTTTTGCAATTTCCGCATTTACAGCTTTAGGTAGTTGTTTAGTTAAAAATTTTATTTGTTCTGGTGAGTTAGCATCAAATTTTGCTAAATCTTTCATGGTGATATTTTCATCCATAAATTTAGTAAGTGAATATTTCTTTTTTAATCCTTCAAACGAAGTTTCTAATGTATTAGGATCTATAGTCACTCCAACTAATCTTCCACTAGTTGTTTTTACAATTGATTTAACTTGTTTATTAATATCACTTAACTCTGTTCTTAAAGCATCTGTAGGATTATTTTTTAATTTTTCAAAAACATCAAATTGTTTTCGGTATAACCTATCTAATTTTATTTCAGAAGGTTTTACAATTACTTGGTTAATAACTCTAGAATCCATTCCCATAAGATTGGTATCAAATTGTAAACCTAATCTATTCATGTGTGTTTTAGAAACTCGGTGAGCAAGGTCTATTTTTCTAGACAAATTTAAATCTTTTAAAAGTTTAGTTTTAGCTTGACTTATTCTTCCTTCTTCAAGATTAGAACTACCTTTGTCTATTTTTTCTTTTCTTTCTTTTGTTGCTCTAGTGATGTAAGATTCTTCTAATTGTTTATACTTAAGACCTTCTTGTTTCATTAAAAAAGGAATAGCTCTTTTTAACTGTCTTTCACTAATTTTTGGATATTTATCTAAAAAGTATTGATTACCATATTTATTTGTAGTAACCGCTTTTTCAGGTTCTGATGCTCTCAATTTTAAATCTTCCATAAATGAAGTTTCCATGTCTGTTCCATCTGGCATTTTAAATCCTTTAAAATCTACTGAAGTTACAGGTTGACCTTTTTTACTTCTAACGGATATATCTGTTTCTTTATTCATTTTAACAGGTTTAGTATTTATAGTTGTTTCTTCTCTATTAATTCTTCGTCTTTTAGCCCCAGATATGTCTGTTGTTCCATAAACTTTCATTGCAATTTTTTCACCTTTTTTAGATAAAGGTTCATAGAAAGGACTGTCTTTACCTGTTTTAGTAAGGTTTGCTTTTCCTTGACCTATGGTTCCTAAATCATTTCGACCTGTTTTTCTAATATTAGATTTTAATGAATTACTTAAGTCATCCCATTTTCTATCGGGGTTTGCTTTTATCCACTTGTTTTGATTTTTAACTTGTTCTTCTGTAAGCCCAGCATAACTTCCTGGTTCATCAACCAAACCACGTTTAGGTTTTGCAAGACCTTGATTTGCAAAGTTTTCTCTTCTAATAAAATCTAGAGATGAGTCTTCAAGACCTCCACCTATTTTTTGCAGTGCTTGTAATAATCTTTGTTTTCTATTTTGTTCTTGTAAATCTAAAAGTTCTTGTGGTTTCTCTTTAGGAAGACC